AGCGCGGGGCCAAGCCTGGCGGGAAGTTCGATGTGGGCGCGGTCATGGACGACCCCGAGATCGTCGAGAACCTGGCGGCCCTGGACTTCTCCAGCAGCGGCCCGTCCATGCGGCGCGCCATCGAAGCCCTCGACCTCAGGCTGGTTCGGGACATCCTGGTGAACACCAACAGGGACGACAAGCCGCTCTCTGCGGATCTCGCCTTCGACGACGCCTACGGGCGCAACTACACCGAGCTGATCACGGCCGCGTGGAAGGTGGGTCTCTACAACCGTTTTTTCGGGCCGCTGGATGGCTTCGGCGCCCTCGTCCAAAGGGCGATGGCCCAGGCCAAGGGCGCGCTGTCGTCCGAAAAGCAGCCGACGACGGAGTAAACTGGTGGACAATGCGTCTCTCTGTGGATGGCTCCGGACGCATTGACCCCGGGCGGATGCTCGCGGTCAAGGCTCTCGCGTTTTCGGACGTCTACGAGGCGCACGTAGCCCAGGATGCGATGGACCAGCTCCAGAAGCTGGAGCGAGAGAAAGCCAAGCGTGAGGCCAGGAACAGGCAGAACACACCCCGGAGGCGACGGTGAGCACGACTATCCGAGAGCTGCTGGTCGCGTTCGGCGTTGATGCCGATACGGCCGAGCTGTCGGAGTTCGATAGCGCCATCTCCAGCGCTACGGACAACATGGCAAGCGCCGCCAAGGCTGCCGCGATCCTTGCCGCAGGGATCGCCCTCGTAGCTGGCGCCATCGCAGCGACCGTTAGCGCCGTGGCCACCTCTGGCGACGAGGCGGCCAAGGCGTCGAAGCGCGTCGGTGTCACCACGCAGGAGTTTCAGGAGCTCTCGTTTGCTGCCGACCGATCCGGGGCCTCGATCCAGGACGTGGAGACATCTTTGCGCCGGCTCGCTGTCGGCACGGATGAGCTGAAAACCACCGGAGGCACGGCTGCGGACGCGCTGACTCGCCTGTTCGGCGACGAGGGCCGGGCGAAGGAGGCCGCGGCCAAGGGCCAACTCGGCTTCCTCGAGGCCATCGCCGACGAGATGGTCAAGCTCGAGGACGAGACGACCAAGATGGCGATTGCCAACGACATCTTCGGCAAGGGCGGCGCGAAACTGCTGCCGCTGCTGAACGAGGGCGGCAGCGCGATCCGCGACTACCGGATCGAGGCTCACGAGCTGGGCCTGGTGCTCTCTACGGAAGGGGCTGCAGCGAGTGAAGAGTTCGTCGACGGCCTGACCAATGCCAAGGCCTTCTTGACCGGCCTGCGGAACACTCTGGGCCAGAGCTTGCTCCCGGTCCTCAACGAGCTGCTCCAGCGGTTCTCCGACTGGGCGAAAGCCAACGGGGACCTCATCCGCCAGAACGTCGAGCGGTGGGCGAAGAGGATCGAGAAGGGGATCAAGCTGATCGGCACGGCGATTGATGGCCTCGTGTCGAGAATCGACATCATCGACACGCTCACGATAGCCCTCGAGGCCGCCGCCGTAGCTGTCGGCGTCATCGGGGCGGGCCTAGCGCTTTTCGCTGGGGCTAAGGCATGGGCGGGGATCTCTGCCGGGTACGCAGTGCTCGTCAAGGGGATCACGCTGATCGCTGGAGCCCTCGGCATTGCCTTCTGGGAGGTGGTGCTCATCATCGCCGCCATCGCTGCCACCATCGCCGGGACAGTCCTGATCATAGACGACCTGATCGCCTACTTTTCGGGCGCCGACTCGGCCCTCGGCACGTTCATCGAGAAAAACAAGAACGCCAACACGCTGCTTGGAGTGCTCGCCAGGAATCTGCAGCTCGTCGTCGATATCGGCGGTGCGTTCATCGATCTGTTCAAGGCGATCTGGACGCTCGTCGGGCTCGTTGCTGGGGAGTTTGCGGAGAAATTCGACCCGCAGATCCAGCGGGCGATCGAGCTGATGAAGGTGCTCGGGGCGGTATCAAAGCAGGTGGCGGACATCCTGATGGGCGTACTCGTTCCAGCGACGGATCTGTTCACTTCCGGGCCGATGCGGCTACTGCTCGACGGTCTACAGGGGGCCACAGCGTCCGTTCAGGGGATGACTGACGCCTCCGGGCTTGCCCCCTCCGCGGCCATGGCCGGCGGGGCTGGCAGCTCCAGCGTGAGCAACGAGGTGAACGTCACCGTCGGTGGTGATGCGAACGGGCAGGACATCGCCGCGCAGGTCGAGCAAGCCCTCGAGCGCTCCAACCGTGATGCTCTCGCAGCCCTCGCCGGAGCGGAGGTCTAATGGCTGACGCCCCCCTCATCATCACCCGCTCTGACGGTGAGTCTTGGAGTTTCGACGCCGTCACCAGGCAGGCCAGTGATCCGCGCGCCCGCATCACCGACCACCCGGTCGAATCTGGCTCGTCGATCTCCGACCACTCCATCCGTGAGCCCATCCGAGAAACCGCGTCAGCCACCGTGACGCGCTCCCCGTTGGAGGGCAGGACCTACGACCAGCCGACAGGGCAGGAGCGGGAGGCGGCGGCTACGGAGTTCCTCGCGGGCTGCTGGGGCCTCCTGCTGACCATCAGCTACCCCGACGAGGACCTGGACAGCTACCTGCTGACCAGCATGGCCAACGAGCGCGGCCCCTACGGAGCCAAGCGCTTCGCTCTCGAGTTCCGCGAGGTGGTGATCGTCGAGTCACAGACCGTCGAGATCCCTGTGACCCAGGCCGCCCCGGCTGCAGCTGACGGGCTCGCCTCCGAGGTGGACGCAGGCGAGCAGAGCGGCGAGTCTACCGAGACCAGCGACACCACCGACTCGGATGGCGTCATCCCGCCCGAGGAAGAGGCCGCGTCATCGTGGCTCTACCAGATCCTTTATGGCGACGAGCAGGAAGAGGACGCAGCCTGATGCCACGCTCCCTCCCCGCCTTCGTCGCCCAGCCGAGCACCATCTACACGATCACGCTCGACCAGACCCGCTACCGGGCTCGCCTCACCTGGCGGGCTCGTCAGCAGGCCTGGTACATGGACCTGTACACCCAGGCCGGCGTAGCCGTCGCTCGGGGACGTAGGCTCTCGGGCCGCTTCGACCCGCTGGCCGGGGTCCTGCAAGCCAACCGCCCGCCCGGGGCATTCCTGGTCTTCGGCGACCTCCGCGAGCGCGCAGAGCTCGGCACCGAGGACGGGCGCCTGCTCTACTACGACGAGGCAGATCTCCCCGTCGAAGATTCCAACAGCCTTAACATCAGGGTGACGGTGTGATCCAATTCGGCCGCATAGTCACCGCCCAACTGGGAACCGAGGGCGACACGGGCCGGTCCCTGTCGAGCCCGATGCGGATCAAGTTCGACGTGCTGATGAACGACGGCAGCACCCCGAACAGCGCGAAGATCTCAATCACCAACCCCGCCCCAGACACCATCTCCCTGGCCCAGCAGGAGGGCGCGGTTGTCCGCCTGCTGGTGGGCTACTCGTCAGGCGGTGGCGTCGAGCGCCTGATCTTCCACGGTGAGCCCATCCCTGACGGCATCGAAGAGCGCCGCGAGTCCACCGACCGGGTGCTATCGGTAGAGGCCCAGGACGGCCGCACGGCCTACACAGGCACGTTCATGGACGTGTCCTATGCCTCCGAGCAGACCGCGCGCCAAGTGTTCCAGGTGGTCGCCGACGAACTGGGGCTCCCCATCGGGGCCTATGACATCGGCGATGACGAGCGCTTCCCCTACGGCCGCGCGCTGTCCGGTACCGCTCGCAGCATCCTCGATGACCTGTGCGGCATGGTCGGCCGCCAGTGGACCATCAGGGACGGGACCCTGCAGATCTGGGAGACCGGCACGACCACCGGCGAGGATGCGATCCTCTTCACGCCGACCACCGGGCTCGTGGGCAGCCCCACCAAGACCGATACCGGAGTCGAGATCAAGGCCCTCATCGATCCCTCCATGCGACCCGGGCGAGCGTTCCGGGTCGAATCCGAAGCCATCTCCGGCGACTACCGCTGTACCGAGTGCAGGTTCCGGGGCGACTCCCGCGGGTCCGAGTTCTACGTGGAGGTGGTCGGTGTTACCCTCTAACGAAAGGAGCTGCGCCTGATGGCACCTCGCAAGCCCACCACAGCACAGGTCCAGGAGATGGCGGCCAAGACCGCTCGTGGGCCCGTGCGTGTTGCTGCTCCTGCCTGGGTGCTGTCCTACGACCGTGTCACCCAGACCGCGACTATCCAGATCGCCATCGCGTACCAGGTCCAGGACGATGCCGGCGAGAAGCTGCCCCGGGTCCGCCCGCCTGTCGCCAACGTGCCGGTGCAGTGGTCCGGGTCGACCACCTGGGACCTCGAGGAAGGTGAGTGGGGGACCGCCCTGATCTGCGACCGCTCGATCGACGAGTGGAAGGCGACGGGCAACCAGGCCAACGTGCCCAGGGACCCGCGCCGCTTCGACATCACCGATGCCGTGTTCCTCGCCGGCGTCATGCCGCCCGCTGCCCCCCTGCCGTCAGCGGCCTACGCTGCTGGCGCCGTTGTGCTCTACGACCGCGGGACCGGGGATGTCAGGCTCGGAGACTCGACAGCGATAAGGGCCGTGGTCCTCGAGACGTTCCTCAGCGCGTTCGGACCTATCGGGGCGGTTGGGCCGCTCCAGGAGATCATCGCTGGCATCACCCTGGCAGGCGGCGCCACTGTGGAATTAGCCGCTCTTCTGGTTCTTCTCCAGGGCGGGGCGTACAAGACATCCACGGTCAAGGCGGTGTGACATGAGGATTGACACATACCTCGATGGCCTCGACATCCCCGCCCGCCGCAGGCTGGTCTCGGGCGTCGACCTGATAGCCCAGCGCATCCGGGTCAGGCTCTCCACACACAAGGGCGAGATCCTGCGGGACGTCACCATCGGCCTGCCCTGGGTCCAGTGGCTCTCCACGAAGCCCGTCCCGCTGGCCTCCGTGCGCTCTGGGGTCCGCCGGCAGGCCCTCGCCGTGCCCGGCGTGACCTCCGTCAGCAATGTGCAGGCCAGCGTCTCGGGTGGTACCCTCTCGGTGTCGCTCGACGCCACCACAGACGAGGGAACCGTGAGCATCCAGGGCACAATCACCGACGCCGGAACCCGCACCATGAGCTTCACGACCAACTTCTGGGGCCGCGCTGGCTCGGTGCTCGCATGAGGTGGCGGCCATGACAGACTACGGCTTCGATTCCTCCGGCTACGTCGCCCCCAGGGCCTCGGACTTCGCGTCCATCATGCGGGACGCCATCGACGCCGCATACCTGGACGCGGGCCTCCCGGCTGTGGACTGGGATTCCGACCTGTACACCTCCATCGAGGTGGACGTGCTGGCCGACAGGCTCGGGGCCGTGTCGGAGCTCACGCAGTCGATCCACGATGCCTGGAGCCCGAACAACGCGACGGGGATCCACCTGGACGACATCGGGGCAACCCGCGGCATCGACCGGGACCCGCCGACGCCTTCGACCTGCACCGTGACCATCACAGGCACGGTCGGCACCATCATCGTGACCGGGAAGCTGGTCAGGGGCGGCGGCGAGAGCGACACAGCGCAGTGGGCTCTCACCGAGGACGTGACCATCCCGGGCGCCGGATTCATCGACACTGTGGTTCAGGCTTCCGAGGACGGGCCAACAGCAGCAGCCGTCGGCGAGATCGATGAGATCGTGACCCCGGTGGCTGGCTGGGTCTCCGTCACCAATGCTGCGGCGGCCACCACCGGCGAGAACCTCGAGACCGACAACGCATACAGGCTACGCCAGGCGGGCAGCTTGGCCAACCGAGGCTCTGGCACCCTGGCCGCGATCCAGGGGCGCGTCCTCGCTCTCGACTACGTCCAGGGTGCCTTTTCCGCCAACAACCGCACCGCGGCCGTGGCTGTCGTCTCCGGGCTCACCCTACAGGCCAACTCCCTGGCGGTCTGCGTCTACCCGGCCACCCTGACCACGGCCCAGGAGCAGGAGCTGGCGGAGCTGCTGTATCGGCATGCCGACCCCGGGATCTACCTCAACGGCACCAGCACTGCGACGGTGACCCGCTCCGACGGCTACCAAGAGACCGTGCGCTGGTACTACGCGGCGACGCTCACCGTGAATGTGCTCTCCACTGTAGCGCTGGAGAACGGCTACGCCCTCGGCGACGTGGACACCGACGTCCAGGCCGTTGTGACCGCTTGGTTCGCGGACAACGCTGCCCTTGGCGGGGCCATCGACGACCTCGACATCGAAGTCCCGATCGCCGACGATGTGGCTGGGATCCGCCGGGTGACCGTCACCTTCGACATCGGAGCCGGCGCGGTCGCCTTCGTTGAGCCCACCGCGATCCAGTTCCCGATTCTCGGCACGAACGTGGTGGCCTGATGACAGCCGCCCCACCCCTAGCCGCGGGCTACATCCCCGACCATGCCGAGCAGCTGGTCCGGGCGATGCCCACCGCGATGCAGGCGCAGACCAGAGTGTCGCGACTCCTGCAGGGGCTCGGGGCTGGCATCCAGGAGCTGGAAGACGTAGCCTTCTCCGTGCTCGACGGGATGACGCTGCATGCAGCCCAGGGCGTCCACCTCCGGCGATGGGCCGACCTGGTAGGCCAGCCCTACGACGGGCTCACGGATGTGCAGCTCCGCCGGTTCGTGCAGGCCAGGCTCCGGGTGCTCCGCCTGTACCGCCACGGGATCGAAAACCCGATCGACGCCCTGATCGACATCGCCCGCGACGTCACCCTGGCCAACTCGGCCCGCTACTTCGGGCTCTACCCCGCCGGCCTCAACATCTCCGTTTTCCGCTCGTCGTGGATGTCAACCGAAGAGGCCAACGCCACCGTGCGCCTTTTGGGTGACGCCATCCCGGCCGGCGTGGGCTGGTGTTTCACCGAGGCCCTCCCGGGCTACGCTGGCTCTGGCACCACCTGGGGCACGACCATCCTCTCCCGTAGGCTCTACCCATGACCACCATCGATAGCCCATTCGACTGGGGCGCCGTAGCCACCGCCACTGGCGAGCCCCACGCTCCAGCGCGCCCCATCGACGCGCAGATCTCCCAGGGCTACCCCGATGGGCAGCCGGTGCCAGCCGAGGAGTTCAACTGGTTGGCGTACATGATCGGCCGGTCGTACATGCCTGTGTATGACGACCTTTTCGACGCGGTCGAAGGGCTGACCGATACCGCCGGAGACCCTGTAGAGCAGTCCTGCCAGGTGCTCGAGAACGACACCAGCACCGAGCCTGGGTCGTTGGTCACTGCCGTAGACACCGGGATCGATATCCTCGCCGTCGACGTGGACGGTCAGTATGTGTTCTACGCTGAGCAGGGCGCTACCAACTGTTTCGCTGTCCTCCGTGACCTGAGCAACACAGGCGCCCCGACCGTCACGTACAACCCGACATTCGTCGGCAACAATCAGGCGATCGCATCGAACGGGAAGTACGTCGCGCTGGCCTACGGCAACTTCGTTGAGGTCTTCAATCGGGACACGGGCGTCTCCATCTGGAGCTTGAACAATCTGTCCGCGGTGCATGACATCGCTATCGACGGCGAGAATCTCTATTTCGTCTGCGACGCGGGCGGGGCAGGCAACGAGGCCGAGGCCTACACCCTGGCCGCAGGCGCCGCCGTGTGGACTTACGCCCACGGCCAACACCTCTATTCGGTGGCCACCGACGGGAAGCGCGTCTACGTGTCAGGCGTCGCCGTCCTGGCCGGCTCGCTGGCGAGCCTCCGGGCCCTGGTGGCATCCAACGGCTTCGATGCGGCCAACGAGGGCGGCACCGGACTGGACACCACAGGGGTTGCCTGGGACGCCATCCAGGCGACAATAATCACCGCCGGCCGCAAGTTGACCACCGACGGGCGCGGGCTGTGGATTGTGTACCCTGTGGCGGCAGCTTCCGAGATCGAGCGGAGGGCCTGCGGGGACGGGGCTGTCACGGCGACGGCGACGGCCGCGAACTCTGTGACCGGGATCGCCCACGATCACGAGTTCGTCTATGTGATCATCAACTCCGCGATTCCCAACGAAGTCAGGGCATACGACCGCAACGCACTCGATCTGGTTTGGTCGTACTACAACCCTCACGGCGCGACCGACCTAACCGTCTGTGTGGCCAGCGACGGGGCTCGGGTGTTCTTCGGCGCTGCCGATGTCACCGGCGCTGCCGTCACGATCGGCCGCCTGGTCCGCGGCAACCGCCCAAGCCTGTGGCGGCGCACGAACCCGGATGACAACTTCATGCCGATGCGCCAGCTCATCATCCCTCACGAGTAGAGGCCTCCATGTCCAGCGCAGGATTCCAAAAAGCCAACAGCCTTGCCGTCCTCTTCGCCGGCCGCCGCCCCCAGTGGGAGGAGCAGGATGCCTACACAGGAGCCCCGGCCACAGCTGCCGCAGGGGTCGCTCTGCAGGATTCCGTGGTTACCCTGCTCGTCGTCGCCCT